ACTTAGCCATTGTAGAAACTCCTTAAGGAATAATAATTAAATCAGACTGCTTTGCAGCAGCATTCATTGCTTCATCAATAATCTGCGCGTAAGTCTTGCAGGGTTTCCCCAGTTTTTTCTGCTCGCCACAACCGTCACAAATGTAACTGTCACAGCCACGGCAATATTCACGTTCACGAGTACGATTAGGATTAAGCACCACAATGTACTCGCAATGCGAACACGTATAAGTCGCAGACTCAAAGACTCCGCGACCTGCGCCGGGAGGTAACCCATCTTTAACCATGACTTCATCAGGTACCCCTTGGCTTGCCCGATGATCAAGAATTAAATAGCCTTCTTTGGATCGCTTACTGCTCATAAACCCCTCTATGCGATTTGAACGATTGCAGAACCTGTACCAGCGACAGGGAACTGAATAGTAAAGATACTTGCGGCGACTGTCTTGGTACCACCAAAAGACAACACAGCAATTGAATGCCCTGTTATCGCATTATATATCAATGCACCGTCTGCGCTAAATGAAGCCCCCGGCCCCCAAGATATATCGGCAAAGTTCATAAATGCCGTTGTCGAGGGGGTACCGGAAGAGCTAGGTGCCTGACTGACCGTCAGCGTCTTTCCAGTAGCCGTATAACCCGTACCTACTACTTCACCCGTCGTGCTTGCATACGTCGTAGTCGTCGCATCTAGTGACGCACCATTTGCAACGGAGTATAGGGCGATCTTGGCGTTTGCCACGATGCCCAGACAGTCCACCTTGAACGAGGTAGTCATACATTGGGTAATACTCATTGTACTGGCACCCTAAATTGTCCAGACCTGTAGGCATCTTGGCGGTTCTTACCGTCGCCGAGCTGTTTAAGCAGCGCCATACCTTCCTGATACTTTTGTTCGTAGTAGCCGATGATATCTTGCTCACCCTTCATGAACAAATAGGCTTCGCGTAAGGCTCCATATAGAAGCACTTCGCCAAAGTTGTTTCCTACCCATGAACACGATGCCGTCACGATGGACTCAGGGTAATAGTAGTAATGAAGCTCCACTGCGTAAGGCGCATCGGGTGTCGGTCCTAGAATCAAAGTATTCTGATCGAACTGCCCATAATGCGTCGGGGTCCCCGTAGACGTTGGGACCGGAAAAGACTCACGAATGAAGTTCACGTCTTTATCTATCATGAACGTCTGAGCCTGAGAAGTCGGGTCAATTACAGACAGCGAAAATGTAGCCAACCAGTCCGTAGGCAGTGTCAGGTATTTATTACCTAAAGACATAAAACCAGTCTGATTCTTACGGATAGCCGGGATCTGAACGGAGTTATAGACCCGCTCTTCAGCCAACTGAACAAACGTTGGTATGTCCGCAAGAAACGTTGGCTCCGAGTTCTGGCAATAGTCTTGGATCAACTGCCAGAGGTTCGTCGGGGAACTAACGCTTACTGTGTAAGTGACGACCATTTATCAGTCTTCCGAATAGAACTTCTTGCCACGAGTCGCCGCACCCGTACCACGCATATCCATGCGTGACTTCTTCTTGGTACCCGTAGGCCAACGACCCTTGACGGTAACGCCGTCCATGTCGATGTCAGTCTGTGGGTAGCCACTACCTGATGGGTTTGTATTAGCTACAGGCTGCTTGTATTTGCCGATAGGTTCTTCGTCAAACCCAAACCACGAAAACTTGTCGTTACCCATTACGATCCCCGTTTGCCGCCGCGTTGATTCATAACGCGAGACATATTGCGCCCGTACTTTTTACGATCCATCGACGAGGGGCCACCCTTAGAGCGGGGGGCCGGTTTGCTATCTTTTTTCATAGTCATATTCCTCTACACTTAAGAACAAATAACCGTTACTGTTCCAACGCTTCCAACACCGATTAGGTCGTTGGGGGTTTTAGGTAGAAACGACGTATTATATCCTACCGGATTCCAGCCCCATTGATAGACCCGGCTTCCCCCTGCGCCATTGTTCCCCGGCTCGTAATAGCTAGTATCTGGACGAGGATCGCGTACTGCTTGGGGATCGTTAACGGGGTATAGCCCTAACTGAAGCTGGGGTTGGTCAGGCTCCCAACAGGTAGGACAAACCTTAATATCGACGTTTTTGGTCTTAATGACCAATTGTTTGAGTTCCGTCAGTTTGTAACGGAACCCGCAGCGGTCACACTCCGCTATTGAATTTCTAGCTGACGCCCAACGACTAGCCATACATCACCGTAAAAACGTTTCGCGTGGAACGAACCGGATCGACGCTTTTTCACGATCCTCATCTGCGGCTCGCTGCCACTCTTCCTCATATGCGGCTTTTAACCCCATGCTACGCGTATCGGCACCGGGGAGCTTCATAGACAAGTAGTACGACAACCCAGCTACCATCGCTGGGAGGAACCTGAACGGGATGTCCTGCCCATTCACGCCGTTCCCTGCATCCTGCATCCGCTTAAGGCGGGTATATACCAAGGTATATACCGTACTGCTGTCCGGAGTGGGCCAGACCGTCACGGTTGGGTAAACCGTAGTTCCCACCGAGTTTGTAGCGCCTGTTAGGCGGTTAATCCAGATCTGAATGGGACGCCCTGTAGCGTTTTTATTAGGGATGGACAAATAAGTCGAACTGGAGATCCGAGTAATATTGATGTCGATCTGATTCGTACCCGACCCTGTTCTAGTCACATGATCTAATAGATCTACTGTATCTATAGGTAGGTTGTACGTTGCTACGCTGGGTGACAGAACTATAGACCCAGTATCCAACGTCCAGAGGTTAATTCCCCGGTTAGCCCATTCAGCCAGCATCAGATTCAGGCTGCGCCGCGCCGTGCGCAAATCATAGCCCGAGCGGAGTTCGCCCCCGCACCGTTCAAACGCCTCTTCGACAATATCGTTGAGGTTAAGATTGAACGTATCTGTGCCGCTGAGATTGTAAGTCATTAGCAGTTCCACGCCCTTAAGGACTTGTTAATCCGACTATCTGGGTCGCTCGCTGTCTTCTTACTTGTCAGTTTACGCTTCATACCAGACATTCTGGCACAAAACGATTTTCGACGAGACCCGCCCTCGGGCTGTGGAGCCTTGAGGTGTGCCCCGTGAGCTTTATTGTAGGAGGCCCGACCCTTGGCATTTAGACCGCCCTTGGGGTTCTGGCCCTCTTTACGAGTCCAAGCCAGACCGCCTTTCGCCATTCTTCCACCTGAACAAGCCTCCACGGGGGCATGGGGGGATCTTCCCCGACTGAGGGAGGGAACCTTTCTAGGGTCGATAGCCCCCATGCCCCGTGAAGCTTTCATAGTTTAGCAGAACCGCCCACGGGTCTTGCCCTTGGACTCAATGCCACCACCTTTGGCGTACATCTTCGCAGAGCGCGTACCGGTCTTCGCAATGCCCATGCCACGGCCAGAAGACACGACACGAGTCTTGGTTGCGCCCTTCTTCTCAATACCGCCACCGATCTTGGACGTGCCGCCCTTGTTCTCGGTATCCGTTTTAGATAGCTGCTTGCCCGTCATGCCGCCCTTTTTCATGCCCATGCCCGGAGGAGGACCACCCATGCCCGGAGCTGCACCGGGACCTGCCGCCATTGGACCCGGAGGGGGACCGCCCGGAGGAGGGCCACCAGCACCTGCCAATGCAGCCAACATGGCGGGATTCATACCCTTGCCTTTACGCGATTTAGGCATGCCGCCTTTCTTGAAACCCATTTCTTTATGCTCCTTGGATTCATAGTCTTTCATCGACTTCGGGGCGTTCTTAAGGACGCGCTCTTCTTTCTTAGCGATGGACTTAGTGTCTTTTTCTTTGCCCGCTGCTTCACGTTCTTCGTGAGCTGCGAGTTTCTTCTCGCCTTTCTTAGCGAAATAACCCGCTACTTTCTTTTCCATGTTCACGATGTCACCTTCTGGTTAACAGAAACGTCCACGGGTTTTACCCTTAGACTCGCAACCCTTGCCTCGGATGGAGCCGCCTTTAGCAAAGCGATTAACTTTGCCGCCCTTCTTTAAGCCGAGACCGTATTCATCTGTCCACTTACCGGCAGCGGCTTCTTTAGGAGCTTGGACTTTGCGAAGATTACGCGCCAACTGACCACGTTTTTTCAGTGCTTTGAGCGCCGCCATACCTTCTTTGCCGATGAATCCAGCACCTTCTCCGGCGGCTCTTTCTCCTAGTCCGATAGGAGCTAAGGACGCGATAGTGCCCATGCGACTCAAGGTACCTTCATTCTTAGCCTGTTGGTCATACTCTTCTGGATCCACAGACGGACGCATGCTGAAAGGATCGCTGTAATCCCGACCACCTGCACCTTTAGACGGCATGGATGAGACATCCATTCCCGGAGTTTGTCTTTTCGCGGAAAGTTGACGCCCGATATCGGTGCCAGAATCCCGCTTGGCCGATACAACCGTCTCACCTAAATCGCCAACCGACGCACTGGGTTTAGATTTAGGTAGATCGGTAGAATATTTTTTGCCGTCAAACATAAACGTGTCGTTGCCCATGGCTTTGTTAGCCGCATAGGCCGCGTTGAATCGCTCACGAGTAGTTTTAGGGGCTGGAATATTCGGCATTTGTGCCGAACTCATATCAATGTCGCCTACATCGATACCACCGCCCTCTGCGAACTTTTTAGTACGCATCTTGCCTAGTGTCTTAGCAAGATTGGCTTGCTTAGCGAGTTTGGGGTTACTGCTCTTCGC